TGCCAGTTGACCATTCCGGAGTTCTTCAGCGGCTCGACGTCAAACCCCGAGGGGTCCAAATACTCTCCGTCGACGTCCTTATCCATGGTAGAGGCAATACCGCCGATACGCATAACGGGTTCTCCCGCTTCGTCGGCGGCCTTCTCGATGCGCCCGATGGGGCACCAGAAATTGAATTTATCGTCCTTAAACATGTTCTACGACTATTGTTACCACCGTTATACTTGTAATGTTGAATCGTGTTGGTGCGACGGCAAAAGCCGTCACCACCCAGTGGACGGCCCTTGGGGGTGGTTCTGTTACAAAAGGTACAGAAAATCTTAGAAATTGGAGTGACGCCCGATACGCAATGGTGAATTCAGACGCAGGGGAAGGCGATTCTCAATCATTTCCACTTACGCGAGCATTGAAAGCCACGGATGTGATCTTAATTACGTGGCGTAAGAGCAGGGCATCAAGTGCGGACTGTGAAATGGCAGGACAATCAATATTCCATCCTGGGGCGTATAGTTATGATGTGGCTCTTGAATTGGTAGAAGAGTTTCAGGACAACAGTAATTATTATGGGTTGTTTTTAAGTCAAAGTACAACAGAAGTGCCCTTGGCAAGTTTGGACATACATGCTGTTTCATATGGTGCTAATACTTACGGCCCTGCATATCTAATAACAGGAGTGTATAACATTTCCGGAATTTAACAATAATCCCCCTCGTAATTGAGGGGGATTTTGTTATAACTTGGCGTATATATTTCTGATACGTATAATTCCGCCTGATACATCGGAGCCCAAACCATACGCTGTTGTTACAATGACAAAACTTGTCTGGCTATTTACCGTTGCAACATTCAGTTTTACTTGACCTTGGTTTGTGCCGCCTAAAGCGCGAGAATTTATATCACACATCGTACTACCAGAAGCTAAACGGAAGAACATTAAAGCAGAAGATGTTTTTACCGCGCCTCCAGTAACTGATGTCTGTACATCAGCTTCTATGAAACAAGTAGTATTGGCTGGTACTGATCGGGTTAATGACGCCACAGTAATAGAGCCATTAACAAGAGAGCAATCTATATAACCACCATTAACTTTAGTATATCCTGGAATTGGAGCTGTGTGCATACCTAAAGGGAAAGTGCTACTGTCTACAACATCAGCGCTATTGTTTATTACCATCTGGGCTCTGTATAAAGGAACTACCCCACCACCCGGATAGACTAATAGATCTACACCAATGTAGTAATAATCTCCGCCGTCATATACACATTGTGCATATCCACAAACTGTTGATTCCTCTACTGTAATGCGCGATGCAGTAATAGATATATAATCATATATATCAGAACCTGGATCAATGTAAATAGGCAACATTTTGCCGTACTCAAATTTGGGGAATGCTGCTGCTACAACCGTTGCCACGCTTTCAGCATCCGCAACAACGATTGGTTCTGCTGTCCCTCCACCCCCAAGGGCCGTCCACTGGGTGGTGCTCCCGATGCAGGCTCCCAAATACGCCTTAGTCGATCCTGACTTGAAAGCGAAGATTTGGAAATAATTGCCCTCGTTGCTACCCATGGAGATGAAACCATTGAATACTCCAGACTCCGGAAATTGGTTCGCCTCAGAGGCCGTGACACTACTTGTATAAAACGGAATAAAATCACCTGCTTTGTAAGTGTAAAGTAGTGAAGATAACGCGCTCTCAGTAAAGGCAGTAACCTGTACGGCTTGTCCCAAACGAGTAATAGGAGTAGTATTCCATGCTACAGTGTCATTTGCTGTATTTGCACGCCCCGTGTAGAACATGCCCCTTGCAGTATCTACCATCATGTAGTACAGAAATCTTTGGTCTCCGGTTATGTAGATGGGGCTTGCAATGGCTACACCTACGAACGAAGTGGCTCCATGGTTGTTATTAGGGATGTTGCTGGCATCATTGGCATAGAATAAGAAACTCTGACCATCCTTAGTAATATTAACTGAGGGAATGGCAAAGTCTGTAATTTCCACAGTCTGTACCCCACCGTTGTCTGTATCCGGTAATTTCTGCCACTTGGTGTCATATACGCCTGCTGACTTGTGTGTGTACAGCGTAGGAATCACGCTGACCCCATTGTTTGTTGTCATACCAACGTATGTCACCATCAAATTCGAATATTTGATAGCATACCCGATCAAGGCTTCTCCAGGCCCTGACGCTGCATCATCTGCGCTTTTGAAAACAACCATTTCACCGATGGGTATACTGTCAAAGATGTTAGTGTTTTGACCTAATTCCGTCCAAACGTTGGTCTTAAAGTTAGTAACTATAACTACTTTAACTCCCGTATCGGCCAAGTCAGCTATCTGCTGTGCTGTTACCTTTTCAGTAGCTGATACCTGAAACTCCTCGTTTCCAGTCAGAGTCGCGCGCTTAGTCAGCGCTGACATGTCAATAAAAGTAGGCATATTGTTATGATTTATAAGTTTTACAAAGCTATAATTGTCACGCCATAATTTCAACGTGGAGTGCAGGCTCGTTGGCGTCGATCGACACCTTGGGGTTTTCGTACTTTACATCAGCCAACGGCGTGATGATCTTCCGACACTTGTCCTCTTTGGCCAGCGCGTTGGTGAAGTCACGCGGATTCTTCATTCGCACAATCGACAGGTCGATGATGTTACACTGGCGATACAACTCTTCCGTCGTGCAATGAAGCGATACGCGCTGACCCATGGCGGCCTGACGTTCGATTTCAGCCACCATCAGTTTCTCAACCTCGGAACGGGCCATTTTCTTGCAGTTGTCGTCGAATACCTTGGTGACGGCCGCACCCGGAGCGCGGTAACGAATACGCTTGCCGGCGTAAAGGTTATCGGCCATGGCCTTGGCTTGGGCTTCAGGAGTACGCAACGTCGAAGTGATAACGACGTCGGGGTTTTTAGTAGCGTCAGCCACGCGGCTGATAAGGTCCTTCACGGTGTCGTTAATCGCGAACGCCGACTTGTTAGCGTATGTAATATTTGCCATACGGAATTGTGATTTTGAGTGCTTCTACACTGATTGAGTTCGTATTCATCCAATCCAGCAAGTAGTCCGACTTATCGGCATTGCTTAATTTTACAAAGTCCGCAGGCGTCACGGCGCGTTTCGCCAGGTACTCCTTGAATCCTTGTTCCATGAGGGCAATACGCTGCCCCTCCGTGGCTACCTTCTGGAACAACGGCGACAACTCATCGAGAGTGAGAGTTTCCTGAATAGCCTTACGAAATTCCCGTGCGTCAATGTCATTCAACATCGGGAATTCGCCGCGGAACGGTATAAGTTCCGACGGGCGTTTACGATCGATGTATCGCGACGCTGCGCCTCCTACAACGGAGGTCGTCAGATTGCGCGGTACACCATATTTGCCTTTGCTTTTCATGGCTTATTTCCTTGTAATTATTTTCGAACGGTTGAACACGATCATGAACGAGTTTCCGCAGTGATTACCGTTAGGCTGGATCATAGCGTCATAACCCTTCAACGCAGCGTATACACCCAATACCTCGTCATACGATCGTGCGGCTTGATATATTCCGGCATAAATGTCCTTGTCGGGATTTCCGACGCTGTTGGTAGCCAATTTACGGGCTGCGTTACGCTTTTCTTGATAGACGCGGAAGGCGTCAGCGCGTTCCTTTTGAAGACGGTTTACCTCGTCGTCGAGATTATTGACAGCCTCCTTGACAGCTTCTTCGATACGGCCGTAGTGCTCGCGCATGATCCATTCCTTAAACTGGCGGACGGGATAGTTGTACGGACGTGAAAAGCCGCTTTTGCGCTTAATAGCGTTATTCTCGTACCGGTAACGCGAGAACAGAAAACGCTCCGTGGTATTCGGCATTTTGATGACCAAATCACCACTGCCGTTATTCTTCTCGGTAATGGTACCGCCATTGGCCGTTACCCAGCCGCGGAGGTGGTTGTTCACGAAATCGTCAAATTTCATATAGTCCGGGTTGCCGTCATCGTCGATAGCACCCCAGTCGATGATCTGATCAATCTGCAACGGGATGTCCTTGTAGGCAAAGTCGTCCCAATGCATGTTGGCCTTAACCTGCTTTTCGGTAGTGTCGGTTAGGGTGTTCAGTTCTTGAGACAACTTGTTGTAGTTATCCTCCGCGTCTTGCTGCTCCTTGAGAGCCTTCTTGGCTGCAGGAGAAGTGGTGAGCGACAGTTTCTGAATTTCATCACGAGCGTCTTGAACGGTAATCACCTTGGCGGAATCATCCAGTACAGCTTCGATGATAGCCCCGTTGTAACCAGCGTAACCATGGGCGTTTTTGTAAGACGATGTGTGCTTGTACCCCGACGGCGTTTTATTGGCGTTATCAGAATCGTTGACGTGGAAATAGATTCCTTCGCCGTAAACACCTTGCGTACCGTAGAAACACGCGTCGTTGTACTTGAAGTCGTCAGCGTAATATTCCGTATCGCTGCCGCGCGCATTAACGCCACGGAACAGATGGTATTTTGACTGCGCCACCTTGGCCCAGAAGGTATTATCATCTACAACGTCAGGACGCACATCGAAACCGCGGGCCTTGCAAATATTGGACAGCATCTCCCATCCTACCTGATTATTGGTATTGGTTAACTTGTCCGCAGCACTGATTCCGCTGACGCTACTGTAGATTTCCGCCAACTCATCATCGGTGAACTCGCGGTACATTTCCGCATCCGGTTTCAGAGTTCGCGGCGCAACCTTTCTTTGCTGGCGTTGCAACTCTACCTCGTACTGTCCTCTGATGCGATCAAGGTCTTTGAAACGAGCCTCGATGATAGCACGTATCTTCGGTTTAGAGGCCAATCTTCCAGCGTCGAAAAATGCCAGAATTTCTTCTTTACGGGCTTTAAGCGCGTCAATTTGGTCAATAAAATCCTGTGGCTTGAGGTTGGCTATGATACTGGGATTGTAGCGTACCATGCCGTCCCAGTCGATTTGGCCGTTGAACGGTTTTTTGGCTCCTTGTGCCCGGTAATCGAACGCACTGCCATTATCCACGCGGTAAACCTTTCCTGCCGCATCTACCAGGCAGTTGTCGTTCTGATAGACATCCCAGTTGGCCAGAAAGGCGTCAACAACAAAACCTTTAGCCATGGCGTCATAATCCTTAACCTGGGGTTCGGACATACCACGCATGTAATTCGAGATAAGCGTCAGGTCGGTGCCGTCGTCATACAACTCATAATCCGGCGTGTCCAACCCCAAGAGACTGTACACCTGCGCGGCGTAGTACTCTGCCGCAACGTGACCGCGATTGGTGTTCTTTGAACTCTTGACGACAAATTCGCGGCCCTTGGCATCCTTCATCAGGACGGCTCCCGTGGAACCGCCTAATTTCTGTACAAAGGTCAGCTGCGAGGGGTCGGCGGGGAACATTTCATTCACCTCCTTTTCCTGTTGAGCCAACATGACTTTGGAACGAAAAGCCCCTTTTCCAACAGGTATGCCTTGAGGATTCTTGTACACACGCCAGTCGTAGGTAGTTTTGGCGTTTGGTGTAAGCGTCCAAATGTACACCACGCCATCGACTACCTTAGTCTGACCAGGCATGATGGCCTTTACGATATCCGGGTCCTGTTCAACGCCGTGGAGATGGTCGTACAACGACTTGGTTACATACAGGCTGTACTCGTAGTCATCGACGAACTCGGAACGGGCCTTGTACGCTTCACAGGCTTTCTCCAATACGGCGTCAGAAACATCGCCCTCGGCATTACGGAGGGCGAAAGTTTCCAGCGCTTTTCTCAGTTCGTCCATAAACTATCCGAACAAAAGGGTTTCTGCTTTTTCAATCGACATATCGTCGGCGGGTAATGCACCGAGGTCCGTGGCGCGGGCTTTCCACGTATCGGGAATCATATCCTCGGCACCGAGCGATTTGGCGCGGCGTTTAATCCAACGCCGGGCGCGTTCAGGATTCTTGGCGTTGCCGGCCAGACGGATGGCGTTCTTCAGGTCGGACTTGTTACGAATCGGGAACGAACCGTCAGGGAGAGCCTCCTTTTTGTCGGCAAGACGCTCACGCTGCTTTTCGGTAAAATCGGCCTTTTCGAGCGATTCTGCGGAGTCGAGCAACGCTTCGGCCTTGGCTATCTCATCGGAGGTTTCGACAGGCTGGATGGCCTCGTACACGAATCCTTTCGTCAGTGCACGTACTGCGGCCCGCTCCCACTCTTTTTGCTTATCGCCGATGAGGTTGGTCCACTCACCACCTATCTTGGCCATCCTGTTAGAACGGTCGGTAGAACGCTTCTCCGACAGGATGGTTCCAAAGGTACGGGTGGTAAACTTAGCGGGGTCGATTTTGTTCTTATTCTTGACGATAAGGTCGTACAGCTCCTTGCGCTCCTTCTTGTCCTCTTCGGGGTCTTCGAGGTGCGGCTGCTGGGGGATGTCCATTTCCTCGTAGCGGTCCTTCAGAACCTCGATAGTTTCATCGACGGTAAGATATACCTCCGACGTCAGCGTAGCGCGCGAAATGATGGCCTTAGTGTCCTCGTTCTTCGAAAGATTCACGAGGTCCTTGTTGGTCATGATAATGATACGGCCCGTGAATACGAAATTCGACTTGACGTCCTCCGGGTCGCCGACCACGCGCTTACCTGAAGCGGCGGTGGCTTTCTTCATGATAGAAGCCAGGTCGGTGCGGGTGATAACGGAATCGGTATCGTCGAACAGAAGAATCTTACCGTTGTGGGCTTTCAGTACGCCCAGCAGTTGCTTCTTGGAGTTGATATCGCCGAGTTCAACGTAGTCATAGTCGCCGTCACCCGGAGAGTCGGTTTCAGCGTCGAACGGACGCTTGTTGAGCAGTTCGGCAATCTTCTTGAAACCGTAAGATTTACCGATACCTGCACCACCAGCCGATATCATGAACCGCTGCTCCTTGTTATCGAGGAACTCCAGATACTGGCGGTTCAGGTCGTACATGACCTCAACGGGCGGTTCGTAATCGGGGTCCTTTTTCTTCATCGCATAGACGAAGCGGTCGTAAGCGATACGGTCTTGACGGCTCTGGAGTTTGTTGAACTTTTTCTGAATGCGCGGGTCCTCAGGGTTGAGGAACCAGTCTTCGACGATTTCGCCATCGTCGTTACCGCCCTCACCGTCGTTGATGTCCACCTTGGCTCCGGTGGTGGTAGGCGCAACGGGGTCCTGCTGAGTAGTCATCTTCAGCAACGTGGACAGCGTTCCGCTGGTGTCCACCTGCGACATATCGGCATTACGAGATTTCAACTCGTTGTAGGCAATATGCCGCAACTGGGCGTTGCCTTTAGGGTTGTTAACAACCTTCAAAAGGTTATCGTCGCTGGTCTTCTTGGCCCACGCTTCAAGACTCGTCGCAGGACCCGAATTACCCGACTCTTTGCCAGTATCGGCGCTGGGCTTGGGTTTAGCGTTCTTTTTCTCGTGACGCCAATCGAATTTGCCAGGCTTGTATTCCGTCCACACCCACGGCTGGGTAGGGTGGTGGTCGCCGACGTTGTGCTTCGCTTTTTCAAATTGTTCTACCATAAAATAAGCATTTGTAAACTTATATTTGGCATACAAACAGGGGATGCCTCGAAAGCATCCCCTGTTGTTACTTGTTCTCCCATTTGAGAGGCAGTGGTATGTGGAAAAATTCTTCCATCATCTTATTGGTACTCTTTTGCACCTCTGGAGAATCTTCGCCACATTCCAGGTGTTTGTTGACATATTTCTTCCCGCCCTTACAAATACGAATTATTTCTTCAGCATTGGCGCGAGCGTTAAACAATTCCAAAGCCACTTTGTAATTATGGTCCGTATCAGCGAGGTACTTTTCAGGGTCCATACGCAAAGCGCCTTTTAACATCTGAGCAAACTGTTTTGGGGTCGCATCCCAGGGAATGGCTATCTTTTCCATTACGTCGAAAATCGGGTCTTCAACTGTAAGACTTTCCGGCGTAATGCCACGATAATCTCGTATTACGGGATATGTACCATGAACAAGTGCTTCGATGATGAACCCATTTATGTGAGTACGGCCATGAAGCGAACCATACGGGCTGTATTGCGGGTCGATGGCAAACTTAGCGTTATCCAGCACGTCGCTTACCTGGCTAACACTCAACAGCCCAAAGTACTCCATGCCGCATTCCAAGGCCCGGTTCCAAATAGTAACCTTACCCTCAAGGGCCGGGTCCAAGTCGGGATCATAGGTTTTAGAGCATATGTATCGCGGCTTAATTTTCACCGGAGCCGTCATGTAGTTCTGTTCGATTCCTGCACCCGCCAACCAACATGTGTGCTGCTTCTTGGCGTTAATGTACGGAATAGCGCGAATGTACTCTTCCAAGTGCTTAACTGGCTTGAAAATGTGCCCTGCAAAGAAATCCACCTCGCGCGACTTCATCGGCGTAGCCGGGCTCTTCTTCTCGTCAAGAAAGCGTGGATTGAGAAGCAAAGAGCGCGGTATGCCGATATTCTCACAGCATTTGTATCCCACAAGGTGAGCAACGGCCAAGAACAGAATCTTGTCCTTTAGCACAGAAAGATATGTATTGCGTTTGTCAGGCGAAATATCATGCACGATATACACCTGCGATACACTGGACGGCAAGTCGAAGAATTTGTACCAATAATCGAACGGCTGTCCGTTTTTACCCTCCCAGGCGCGGTTATGCGTAGGAAGGAAATTCCATAGAACGATATCCGCCGTGTCCGCCAATTTATGCCACTGTTCGAGCGCCCCCTCTTCGTAGACCGGAATTCGGTTAGAGGGCGGAAGCATGTAGCCCTCGATGCTGTTGCACCAATAGCCAACATTTGCGTCGTATTCAAAACCCGACGACGACTTATACTTATAATCGCCAGATTTCAACTCAGCGCATTTAGCGTCATACGCCTTTTGGGTTATCTTACTGGGAGAAAGCCGAAACAAGTCGACATCACACCCCAGAGATTTGAACCCTTTAATTATCTCCGTTACATAGGCAGCGATACCCCCATAAGGACTCATTACAAATTCACCGATAAGAACTTTCATATTTTGCAATTTTAGGTTTACACGTTTGATATACTTGTGAAAACGTAAACACCGCATCAAAACGGTAATTCACCCTCGTACCATATTTCCTCGGGCGGGTTCTGCTCTATAAAACGCTGGTATTTATCCATAGTGGCTTCCAGCGAATGATAAAACCGTATAACCAACTCCCACTTAACGTCAAACATATCGTCGCACGATACCCGGCGTTTCATCAGTAGGTTTTCGCTGTTATAACATTGCACGCGGACTTGTTCACGGCCTCGCGATACATACGAATAAGGGAAGTCGCGATAATATTCCGCGCTGGACGCCGTGTCATATACTGTATCGTGGATAAACTGGTTGAACGGGTGTCCTGCACCGAGAGGCGCCAGGAACGTGTAACCGGGGTTGCGGCGCATAAACTTACGCAAATAATCGCGAAGCGTTTGTTCAGCGAAATTAAGCCCGTCAGAGTCGTATTTATTCCGAAGATACGTATAGACCGCTTCATAGCTTAAATCCCTACATTGGCTCTGAAAATTGCTACAACGGACATCTTCTAACTCCAGGTCCAGATAGTCCATAGCTATACCAAGAAAATCGTACAGTTGGCGCTGTTCCTCGACGCGTTTTGGGTCGCTATCTACAGTAAGCACCCGAACGTCATATTCGGGTGCTACTAAAACGTGACAAGCGCTCATCAGGAGGTCACCTGCGTGCGGCTCGACACAGAGGTACTTTATTTTTCCCATGGCCGTTTGTAAATCTCGGCGCAGGGGCCGTCCTTCGATACGTCCTCAGCCATACGGCGAATTTCCGGCGTGATAGGCGGGAGCGTTTTCTTACCCATCTTATCAGGCAGGAAACCGACGCGGACGCTGACGTGTGTACAACCCTGGCACGGACGGAACCGACGGTCGTTGTTGTACAGCATCACGCGGGCAGCGTGGAAGCGCGGATGATTCCAGAGGTCTTCGATAGGCATATCGTGGATATTGGCGATAGGATACTCGCCGCGGAAGTCGTCACAGCACAGGCACACCTGGCCGTTCCAACGTACATCCAGTTCGCGGAACGGGAAAGTACAGCGTTTGTTGTTGAATGAGTCGTCGAGCGGGAACGCCGCGCCGCAGTGGTTAGCCAGACGACGCGTTCCTTTGTTGATGTCATCCTCGGTAAGTGGCGGCAACAGCAAAATACGACGCCCCTGCTTGGGGAGATAGTACGGAACGCCAGGTTCAAGGGCCGTGACGTTGTACTTTTCAATGTCGATTTTATTCACAAAATTCCAGTCCCCCTTGGCGGTATAGCAATCGACCAAAATGTCGTTGATTCCTGCTTCGAACAGGCGGTCGAGATAAGCCGCCGTATCATCTGCGCGGTTGATGCCATAGCCGTTAGTGTACATGTGAAAAACGGTTTTCGGCAAATACTTACGAAACACGCCGATAATATCGACCAACTTAGGGTTTAACGTAGGTTCGCCATGCATAGCAAACACGATTTTACATTTCCACCCCACGCGAGCCACTTCCGACGCAATACGCTCAGCAGTTTCAAGCGTCATAAAGAGCCACGGTTTGGTACCTTTTTCGCGCATACCGCGCAAACCGCAAAACGAACAACCCAGGTTGCACCCCTCAGTTGGCTCGACCTGGATAGTGAACGGGGGGTCTTGTACGATTTTGTTTTTCATTATTTGGTAACTTTAATATTAAGTTTCACGTTCTTTAACTTTGGATTCTTAAACTGACGTTTGATGGGCTTGGTGAAAGCGCGAGTTGCGGGGTCCCAATCGAAATTATCAGGCTTGTAATTAACCTGACACCGGCAGTAGGGGTGCGTCGGGTTAATCGTCGGGAGCCACTCTGCCACCTTGCGACCGATGTTGTTACCGTTGGCGATAAGGTCTGCCAAACGGAACAATTTCGGTTTCGAGGTAGGGTCTTCAGGGTCTTCTAAGTACAACTCCCGACACTTAGCACACGCACCTGGATAGACGTCGAAATACACTTTGGCGTCAGGCCCGTGTTGCTTGTAGATACTTTCAGAGCGGCCCACGTTGTAGGCTTCGTGCAGGAGGTAGTACGCAATACGCAGCCAATCGCGTCCCCAGTCTTGGGTAAGGTTCCCCAGTTCGCTGGCTATATATCGGGCTCCCTTACGGAGTTGAACGGCTTGAATGGCCTTGTCTTTGATTTGCTGACGTATTACCGATTGCTGGCGGAAATTCGATTTGAGGATGGCGTTCCGCGTTCCAGTGACGATACGGTTGCCGAGCGACGTGATGTCGGTATAGGCGCGGTTCTTGAGGTAGTTGAGTGCGTTCTCCTCCTGCTCGGTGAGTGGTACGAAATTTCCCGATTTGAGGAACTGGAGAAACTGCTTGTAATTCATCTTCTTGGCGCGTTGATCGCCGAGTGCCTCAGCCAAGATTCCAAACAGAAAGGCGTGTTCGATGATGCCTTTAGAGTTCTTGTACTTATCGACGTTGACCCCTGACGCCACCAAGATGTCGATCTCCGACTGGGTCAGGAAATCCAATCCGACGTGCTTAGCAACGAACAGGTACTGCCAGCGCCGGAGAATACCGACCATGTCGTCTATTTGGCGGTTGTTGAAAATCATAGTTTCTCGACGTCTTTTCGCGGAACCCACTTACCTGTACCACGTGGCGCACCGCTATACGACGGTCTGCCTACAAATTGAACGTACTGCGTTGTAATGCCGTTTTCAGTCAATTCTTTGGTTGCGTAAACGGTTTTCACCTTGCCGTCATAACGAACCTTGTCGCCGTTTTTCACTTTTTCATAATGACGCTTGGCGTATTTACCGACTTCTTGATTATCGTAAAAATCGTTACGAGCAACGCCATCGTCGGCTATTTCGACTGCTTCAGCGCCATCACCCACCGTAAGTGTACGAATATACGTACCTTCTTGACGGTGCTCGGAATCTCGACGCTGATGAGGCGCGGGGAAGCGTGATTTCTTTTCATACGGCATTCCGACGCGCCCTAATTTCCGATTCTCGGCCGTGTTGGCGTACCGCCCGGTCTTCGAACGGGCCTTCTCCAGCGCATCGCTGTCAGCGAGGTTTCCCGCAAAAGCACCTATGGCTTTACGCAAGTGGTCGTGGCGGTATTGATTGGCTTCGTGAAATACCCTCGTCACTTCATCTACTACTCCCATAATCTTACTCGTGATTCATGGCCGTGTTTAACGGCAATTCTACCGTTGTTAAGGTCGATTTCGACGCTCTTATCGGTAAGCGCAACGACTTTCCCTGGCTTATAACAAAACCCGTTTTCAGCGTTCCCCAACTTGACGATGACGGCTCTGTACTTGGTGAGTTCGGAAAAGTCTTTGATCCTGATGGCTTCTTCGTCAAACATCTTTTTCCAAAACCACTCGATATCAGGCCAGAGGCGAACCTCTTCGTTAGCCCCTAACGACGCTATAATCGACGCGCCATTAGGGAACAAATTCACCTCACACTTACCATCACTGATGCGTGATAGCGTACCGATGTTATATCTCACCTTCCCCCTGTCATCCTTCACGCGAACGACGACTCGTACAGGGTAAGGCGGTGTTTCCTTCAACGTGCTGTTAGCAGCGATTGTTGTGCCGATATGCCAAATCTTCTCAGCCTTTGCTGCCGACACGGCCCAAATTATCTTCTTTTGGTTCATCTTCCTTTAATTCTTTAACCGCCACAGCCGTAGCGTCGGCGATGTATTTTAGTACATCACCAAGCGCTGCGGCGTTATTAGCGTTCCATTCCCGTATAAATCGGTCTTCGTACTGAGTAACGGTGGGGAACGGTGACGGAAGAAAATGCGTATGTTTGGCGTTGTAAGGCATTACTCCTCTTTGTTACCGCCGTAAATCTCAAGGAACTTGCTTACAAATCCCTTACGTGCGGCATCCATCTTCTTCCTCTTCTCGTCGAACAACCTCCGAGATTCCTCTTTGTCCATGCCAAACTGATTCCACTTGATGTTGTTAGCCTCATCGTTTGCATCGATAAATTTCTTCAACTCCGGATGATTGCCGATTTCCTGACCAACGCCCTCGCCGCGACTGCGAGACACGGGGTCCATGATAATGCCGGCAATACGGTTAGCAACATACTGAGCGTCAGCAGCAGTCTTCTTGTCACCCGACTTTATGCGCTGGGAGAGAACCTTGGCATGTGCTTCAGGGTCTTTCAGAAAATTCTTGAGGAATTTCTTCGAGTTGTCTTCGTTGAAGACATCTTTCACCATCTTGTCTACCGACTCAACGGTTTTCAGAGTAGCGTCCAGTTTGGCGCCCTTTGCCTTAGAAGCCTTATCGGCTGCAGCGGCTTTCTTAGCCCGCTCGGCCTTTTCGGCTTGCTTGGTATCGCTTTCTTTTTGGCCACCGCGCAAAGCGTCGAGTTCCTTTTGGCCGTCCTCAGATACCTTTACGCCAGCCTCGGCATACATGTTCTCGATAACCTCAGCAATCTCGTCGTCATCGAGTTCACTTTCCATGTTACCGCCCAGAGGATTTTCCCGAATATACCGGGCAAGTGCTTTGATGGCGGCGGCGTCACCTTTCTTCTTGACAAACGACTTGAATCCTGCGGAATCGAAATCGGTATCGTTTTCAGCCATATCGTCGAAACTGCGTACCAGTTCCCCGGCGTCGTCGGCGTTTTCTTCGTAGCTGGAATCGTCACGCATCTTGTCAAGAGCGGCCTGACCTTTCTTCGAAAGTTTAACCCCGGCCTCCTCAAACATGTTGGCGATTTCATCAGCAATCTCGCCATCGTCCGGGTCGCTGGACATCGTCTCTGCCGGAAGATTGCGGAACGCTTCGGCAAGTTCCTTGACTGCCTTGGCGTCGCTCTTTTTATCAACCAGCGACTGAAGAGAATCGGCAAAATCTTCGCCGCCGTCCTCTTCTTCGAGATAAGCGTTCCATTTATCCACAACGCCCTCGGCGGAGCCTTGGAGTTTATCGAGTTCTTTCTTGACTTCGCGAGGAACGCGCATCCCAGCCTCTTTGAACATCGATTCGATTTCAGCGGCGATTTCCTCATCATCGGGGTCACTCGACATCGTCTCGCTGGGTAAGTTACCGATGGCCGCAGCCAGTTCTTTAACGACTTTGCCGCCCTTTTCCTTCACATAGGATTTGAACGACTTAGCGTCGAAATCTCCCTCATCCTCCATGGCAGAGTAGAAACTGTCGACCAGCGACTTGGCATCAGCCTTTCCGCCCTTAGCATCGGGGTCGCCAAACTTGGAAGCGGCTCCCTCGACATCCTCGATTTTCTTAACCGTCACGGACTCAAAATCGTCCACGTTGGCGTAGGGGTATTTGTCCACACGGTAGCCCTCGCTGGTCTTGGTGACTACCAGATCGAAGCCGTCTTCATCACCGCCGACCTGCTTGATGAAAGCGTGAGCAGCGTCTTCAACTCCGGCGTACTGAGCCAGGTCCTCGTCGTCCATCTGACGGAAGCCCATGGATTCGAACGTCGAAGCCGACTTGGCGTCGCCGTCAGCCAAACCATTACGGAGCGACTGGTCGCCTTTCTTGTTCTTGGCGCGAACGTTTACGCCACGACGCTCCAGCTCAGCCGTGGCTACCTTACGCATCTCAGCGTCGGCCGACGGGTCGTTGGCCACCTTTACGAGGGCCTCTTCTGAAGCCTGACGAGCGTGGTTCTGGAGACTTACGTTGCCCTCCGGTACACCACCCTCTTCCTGGCCTGCCTCAGGCTTTTCCTGAGCAGCGTGGCCATATTCCTGACCTACACGCTGCATACGGCGGTTCTG